ACTAAAGAAGAATTTTATGATACAATGGCAACTGAAATAAAAGAAGAATTTGAAACCGACCTAGGAGGATCAAATGAACTGACAACCGATACTAAAACCGAAGACCTTAATACCGATACAGAAACAGAAACAACCGAAGTAAAGGAAGCAAATGCTGACACTACTACAACAACGGAAACTAAAGAAGTTAGTAATGAAACAAATACGGAATCAGAAACAACAGAAACTAATACAACTAAATCTGATGTGGCTGAAAATAAGGAAACAGAAGGATCGGAGACGAAGACGGACTCTAAAGAAACTGTGGATGCTAAAGAGACTGGCGATGTTAAGACAAACGGCGGGAAGACAGTTGACAATAGCAGCATAGAAAAGAAAGTTGAAAGAGTTATAGCAAAAGTTATTTCAAAATTAAAAGATGTTGATAAGAAACTTCAGGCTGTTCAGTATATTACAACAAAAGGTATTACTGCTGGACAGGCTGACGTTTCAAGTTATATAAATAAGAGAATATATCAAAATCAAAGTATATACGGTGACGTTCAGTTCTATAATAATCTAAATATTTTAGAACAGCAACAAATATATAAGGACGCCAATTTAGCTGCGTATATAAGTAACGACCCTATTGCTGTAAAACAGAAACTCCTGCAGGAGATAAATGTTGAAAAGAATAGGTTGATGTTGGAATTGAAAAGACTTAAAAATGGTTAAAAAAACAAAAAAAGGAAAACACTATGATAAGTAAGTTAAAAGACAATCTAGCAAGTATCGCAGCATTAATAGGTGCTCTAGTTGCTATTGGTGGTGGTTTTGTTAAGTATGGAGAAATTACTACAAAATTACAACAATTAGAAGCAAATCAAGGCGTTGATTTAAAACCAATTACTTCTAAAGTAGAACAGAACGAAAAAGATATTGCAACAAACAATACTGGAGTTACTGTTAACTCAAAAGAAATTGAGCTTCTAAAATTACAAATTAAAGAAATTCAAATTAGTTCAAAAAATCCATTAGGCGGTTAATATGACTGACAAAAATGGTAATGGAGAAACACGTAAAAGTGTAGCGTCTTTGGCTAAAGAAGTTATTAGACAAAAGGAAGATATTGCCATTTTAAAAAATGAATTAACCAATCAAAATGCTCTACACAATAGATTAGATATTGCCATAGATAAATTAACAAATATATCTACCAATTTAAAATCTATGATTGCTGTACACGAAGAGAAGTTAAATCAATCAGAACGTGTAGATGATATTTTATTTAAAAAATTAAACGACTCGACTAGTAAAATTGAATCAATGATTGTTGATGTACGTAATGAAATGAATATGATTGAAAAAACAATCAATTTAGAAATTAAGTCACTAAAGAATGACTTTAATAATAGAGTGGGTGGATTAGAAAAATACAAATGGGTCATTTTAGGGGGTGCTATAGTTATTGGATGGGTACTATCTAAAAACTTAATGCCAATCTTAAAAATGATGTCAGCCTCCGCTTTTTAACATTGACATTTTGACTGATATATAGTATATTAGTTATTGTGTTATGTCAAGCTATATTGATCTCAAATTTATCAGCAATCTAAAATCTAGGTTAAGTCAATTTAAACAAAAGACTGATTACCTATTTAACTTTAGATGTCCTCACTGTGGTGACTCAAAGAAGTCAAAAACAAAAGCGAGGGCATATTTTTATAGAGTTAAAAATGATATGTTCTTTAAATGCCACAATTGTGGTATGGGACAAAATCTATCTAACTTTATAAAATATATTGACCCAAAGATGTACGAAGAATACATTTTGGAGAGATATAAACAATCGGCACCTGCGACACCGAAACCAAAGTTTGATTTTAAACCTGTGAAGTTTAAAGATCAAACTGTATTAGATGATCTAAAGAAGATAAGTGAATTGGCTGAAGATCATCCTGCTAGATTATATTGCGTAAATAGAAAAATACCTAATGAATTTTTTGACAAATTATATTTGTGTGATAAGTTTAAAGAATTAGTCAATAAAGTTAAACCAAAAACTTTTAATGACAAACAAGATCATCCTAGACTTATTATACCTTTTTATGATACGACTGGAAAAGTTTTTGCTTTTCAAGGTCGTGCTTTTGGTAAAGAACAACCAAAATATTTGACAATTAAATTAGATGAAAACAAACAAAAAATTTTTGGACTTGAAAGAGTAAGCTTTGTTAAACCAATTTATGTTGTTGAAGGTCCAATAGATAGTATGTTTATTGATAACTGTGTTGCTGCTGCTGGTGCTGACTTAACTTTAAAAGTTCCAGCTGAACAAGTAATTTATATTTTTGATAACGAACCTAGAAACAAAGAAATTGTAAAACGAATGTATAGCATTATAGAGAAAAATAGTCAGATTGTAATATGGCCAAGTGAGATTCAATCAAAAGATGTAAACGAATTAATTTTATCTGGATTAACTAAAACAGAGATACAAACTATTATACATAATAATACCTATAACTCACTCTCTGCTTTAACTAAACTAAATGAATGGAAGAGGATATGACAACTGACGAAAAGATACTAGTAAAGAAAAGAAATGGCAGAGGAAGTGAACCTCTTAACATTGAAAAAATCCACGAAATGGTTGAATATGCTGTAGAAGATATTAAAGGCGTATCATCTTCCCAAGTAGAAATGAATAGTGGTTTACAATTTTATGATGGAATTACCACAGATGAAATTCAACAAATATTAATTAAGTCAGCAGCAGATTTAATTTCATTAGATAATCCAAACTATCAATATGTAGCAGCAAGATTACTTTTATATAGTTTAAGAAAAAAAGTTATTGGTAGATTATGGGACCATCCACACTTTTATGAACACGTAAAAAAATGTGTTGACTTAAAAGTATATGATTCACAAATTTTAAATTGGTATGAGAAAAAAGATTTTGATAGAATGGAAGGATGGTTAAATCACAATAGAGATTATGATTTTACTTACGCAGGTTTAAGACAGGTTATAGACAAATATCTAGTACAAGATAGATCAACAGATGCTATCTATGAAACACCACAATCTATGTATATGATGATTGCGGCTACTATATTTGCTCAATATCCAAAAAATAAAAGGATGACATATGTTAAAAAATATTATGACGCAATTTCACAATTTAAAATTAATATTCCAACGCCTGTTATGGCTGGTGTTCGTACTCCTATTCGGCAGTATGCTTCTTGCGTGCTTGTTGATGTTGACGATACTTTACCTAGTATCTTCAGCTCTGATATGGCTATTGGTCGCTACGTTGCCCAAAGAGCAGGGATTGGGATTAACGCTGGACGAATCCGAGGAATCAACTCACGTATTAGAGGTGGAGAAGTACAACACACTGGTGTTATCCCATTTCTTAAAAAGTTTGAAGCAACAGTTAAATGCTGTACTCAAAACGGTGTACGAGGAGGTTCGGCTACTGTTCACTTCCCTATCTGGCATAAAGAAATAGAAGACATAATTGTATTAAAAAACAATAAAGGAAGTGAAGACAATAGAGTTAGAAAATTAGATTACTCTATTCAATTATCTAAACTATTTTATGAAAGGTTTATAAATGACGAAGAAATTACATTGTTCTCACCACACGAAGTACCAGAATTATACGATGCGTGGGGATCTGAAAAGTTTGACGAACTGTATGAAATCTGCGAGAGAAAAACAAGCGTATGGAAAAAGAAAATTAGTGCACAAAACCTCTTCTTTGACATCTTAAAAGAGAGAGCAGAGACTGGACGTATTTACATTATGAATATAGATCACTGTAATACACACTCCAGTTTTAAAGACAAAATTACAATGTCTAATTTGTGCCAAGAAATTACATTACCTACAACTCCTATTCAACACATTGATAAAGAAGGTGAAATCGCATTGTGTATTCTATCTGCTATTAACGTAGGTCTCATTGATAAAAGAGACGAGATAGAAGAACTTTGCGATTTGGCAGTTAGGTCTTTAGATGAAATTATAGATCATCAAAAGTATCCTGTATCTGCTGCTGAAATATCAACAAAGGCAAGAAGAAGTTTAGGTATAGGTTATATTGGATTAGCACATTATCTTGCTAAAAAAGGATACAAGTATGACCAAAAACTTGCATGGCGACAAGTAGATAAATTAACTGAAGCGTTTCAATTCTATCTATTGAAATCAAGTAACGAAGTTGCTAAAGAAAAAGGTAAATGTACATACTTTGATAGAACAAAATATTCTGATGGTATTTTACCTATTGACACATACAAAAAAGAAGTAGATGAACTTGTAAGTAGAAATCTAACTTATGATTGGGAATGGTTAAGAGGTGAAATTAAAAAGCATGGGCTACGACATAGCACACTCTCAGCCCAAATGCCATCTGAATCATCTAGTGTGGTCTCTAATGCTACTAACGGCATAGAGCCACCTAGAGATTATTTGTCAGTTAAGAAATCTAAAAAAGGTCCACTTAAACAAGTAGTACCAGATTATAAAAAATTAAAAAATAATTATACATTATTATGGGATATGAAAAGTAACGAAGGTTATATCAATGTTGTTTCTGTTATGCAGAAATATTTTGACCAAGCTATATCAGGTAACTGGTCTTATAATCCTGAAAATTATGAAGACGGACAAGTACCTGTATCAGTTATGGCGCAAGACTTATTGAACACATATAAGTTAGGTTGGAAAACAAGTTACTATCAAAATACATATGATGCGAAGAAAGATATAGACGAACCTGCACATCCAATGGGTTTTACAGATAACGTACCAGAAGAAGTTAAACCGACTGAAGAAGAGGACGAGGCTAATTGTGAGTCTTGTACAATATAAATGTTTTTATGTGCTAACGTTCCACACGTAGAGGTCTTTGTAAAGAAAGAATATCTTTACGATTTAGAAAAAGGTCACGGTGAATTAGTTGAAGGTGTATGGGTAGCAGTTAAATCTATACAAGGTAGAGCGTTATACTTTGAAACTTATTTACCAGAGTACGGTGCTGTGTTTGATAAATTACCTTTATCAGCATTTGTATGGAAAAAAGATTTTGAAGGTGATTTACCATTAGAAGAATTAGAATTATGGGACTGTTTTAGTTATGATATAACAGTAATAGAAAAAAGATTATTAAAAGGACAAAGAGCTAAATATTTTTCTCCTAGTAGAAAATGGCACGAAGGTATATATATGTTTACGATTGACAGCTGTAATGCGGATAGTAATAGACTAAATACTACATTTAGCGAAGTGCCAACGCAACATAAGTCGTTTAATATTTTAAAATTAAATAACGGTTATTTTGCTGCTCAACCAAATAATAGGGTATTGATTTTGGATAAATCATATACACCGAAGACTTTAAAGTTTCCAGACTTTAAAGTTTCTTCTATTGAGTATTCCGTAGAAGATAAGGTAAAACAAACCTTTGGAGACGAAACGGAGTTTTTCTACGGAGTAAAAGATGAAAAATAGCTTACTAATACACAAGCACTTAATTGTTCGTGCTGAAGTTAACAACCCACCTAAAGATGTGGAAAAGTTAACAGAATGGTTAAAAGATTTTATTGCCTCAATTAATATGAAAATAATGTTGGGGCCATATGTTGCTTACTGTAACAACGAAGGTAATAGAGGAATTACAGGTGTCGCTGTAATAGAAACAAGTCATATTGCTATGCACGTATGGGACGAACCTGTTCCTGCGTTGATGCAGTTAGATGTTTACAGTTGCGCTGAATTTAATCCTTATCTAATTGCAGATAAGTTAAAAAAAGACTTTGAAGTAGTTAAATTGGATTATAAATTTTTAAATAGAGAAACAGGTTTAAAACCTATAAGATTAAATAAAGAGTATATAAAATAGTGAAAAGTGTATTTAACAAAGATAAAGGATTAGACGCTACAAAACAGTTAATGTTTTTTGGTCCTGATCTAGCTGTGCAAAGATACGACAATATGAAGTATCCAATCTTTGATAAATTAAATCAACAACAATTAGGTTACTTTTGGAGACCAGAAGAAGTATCTTTACAAAAAGATAGAAACGATTACCTTGAGTTAAGAGAAGAACAAAAGTTTATATTTACATCTAATTTAAAATATCAAACTATGTTAGACTCTGTACAAGGAAGAGGACCTTGTTTAGCATTTTTACCATTTTGTTCTTTACCAGAATTAGAAGGATGTATTGTAACGTGGGATTTTATTGAAACAATCCATAGTAGAAGTTATACTTACATTATCAAAAACTTATATCCTAATCCAGCAGATGTTTTTGATACGATTATACAAGATGAAAAAATTGAGAAGAGAAGTAAATCTGTAACACAAACTTATGATGACTTAATTAATTATGGTTATCAATGGATACTTGATCCTAAAAAAGTTGATATGATGGAATTGAAAAAGAAACTTTATTTAGCTATGGTTACAGTAAATATATTAGAAGGTTTAAGATTTTATGTATCATTTGCTTGTTCGTTTGCGTTTGGTGAGTTAAAGAAACTAGAAGGTTCAGCAAAGATTATATCTTTTATTGCTCGTGATGAATCACAACATTTAGCAATGTCACAAAGAATTATTAATAACTGGTTAGACCACGAAAACGATAAAGAAATGCTTAAAGTAATTAAAGACAATGAAAAAGAAGTTTATAAAATGTATGATGAAGCAGTAGGCGAAGAAAAACGTTGGGCAACATATCTGTTTCAAAAAGGTTCTATGATAGGTTTATCTGAAAAATTATTACATCAATTTGTTGAGTATATGGCAAATAGAAGAATGAAAGCAATTCAATTAAAACCAATGTATTCACAAAAAACAAATCCACTTCCTTGGGTTGAACATTGGTTGAATAGTAGATCAACACAAAACGCACCACAAGAAACAGAAATTGAAAGTTATGTTATTGGTGGTATAAAACAAGACGTTAAGAAAGATCAATTTAAAAAATTTAAACTATAATGAGTGCACCATTAGAAAAGATCAAATATTCCTGTAATAGTTGCGAGACTAAATATAGTGTAGAATGGGATAAAGATGAACAGGATTTAACTCCTGACACTTGTCCGTTCTGTGGACAATATATTGAAGAGGAATATAATGACGAAGACAGTAAAGAAGATTTGTGGGATTGATTATAGTTTAAGTAGTCCAGCTATTTGTGTATGTACAGGTGACTTTCACATAGATAATTGTAAAATTTATTTCAAAACAAACGTAAAAAAATATCAAGGCAGTTTCCTTAAAGGTAAAATTGAGGGAGAACTACACGCTGTCTATAATGATATACAAACATTAAGACACGATCAAATTTCTGATTGGGCTATGAATCATATAAATGGTTCCGATAGAATATTCATAGAAGGATATAGTTTTGGATCAAAAGGTTTAGTCTTTAATCTAGCTGAAAATATGGGAATACTAAAATATAAACTACACAAAGAAAATAAATCTTTTGATATGATTGTTCCAGGAAGAATTAAAAAGAATGCTACAGGAAAAGGAAACGCAGATAAATTAAAAATGTATGAACAGTTTGTTAAAGATACAAACATTGACTTATTAAAAGAGTTTGATATGGGTAAACTAAATAATCCTGTAACAGATATTGTGGATAGTTATTATATTTGTAAATATGGATATGACGAAGGTATTAAAAGCTAAATATCATCCAAAGATAGAAGGTGTGGATGTAGAAGTTGAATTAGTCTCTGTAAAGGACTTAATGATAATACCAAGTAAAAGATGGTTAGATAAAAAAGGACTTGATATTTTGATGAGTAGTATGGATAAAGCTGGAATGTTATATCCTATAATATATACAGACCTAAAACATTATTGGCAGAAAGAAAAGAACTGGCCTAAAGATGATAATGGAACGTATAAAGAAGGAATTGCTGTGCATACTGGTAATAAAAGAGTATGGTACGCAAAAGAAAAAGGTTATGATCTTATAGAGGGTTATTTTGCTAAAGATAAACCAACTAAAGATAAAATTAATAGTAGATGTTTTATGGTTAAAGATAGATGGCCTAAGGAAGAGTTAAAATGAAAATAGTAAGAGGATGGCATTTACCAGAATGGGATACTCACTACGGTAAATGGTTTAAAGATGAATACGGTAAAGAAGATTTAGACGTAAAAAGAGAGTATCAAATTAAACAAAGAAGTTATGCTATGTCTTATGTTCAAACATTTGAGAACGCAATTGATGCTGGAGGTAATGTAGGATTTTGGGCTGAAGATATGTGTAAAAAATTTAAACACGTACATATATTTGAACCACATCCAGATAATATAGAATGTTTAAAAGCAAATTTAGAACCTTATAACAACAAAACAATATACGAAGTAGGTTTATCTAATAAAGCTGCTGATGATGTAGATTTATTTTTTGATGTACACGGTTGTGGTAACGCTAGTTTAAATCTTCAAGGTATAACTGAATCAACCCAAGACGTTGTTGAAGGTATTGATAAAACTAAAACAAGTATAAAAAGATTAGATGATTATAATTTAGAATTTATATCTTTTTATAAAATAGATTGTCAAGTACACGAATTTGAAATACTTGAAGGATCAATGGAAACTCTAAAGAGAAGTCGTGCTGTTCTTTGTTTAGAGTTACCAAGAAGAAATCAAAGAGAGAAAGACTATCATTTAAGAATATCAAACCTTTTAAGTAAGATTGGTTATAGAATGATTGGCGCACAGAAAAAAGAAACTGTTTGGACAAAATGAAAATACTTGTAGTTACAACATATAACAATAAACTATACCACGATTACGCACATAGATTTGAAAGCTCGTACAACTGGCCTTTTGAAAAAATTGTATATAATGAAGATAAAGGTTTTAAAAAAGAAGTACCAGAACTATGGAACTTTATCAATAGAAATAGTAATAGACCTTTCAAAGATTATTGGGAAGACGGTGTAAGATTTAGTTATAAAGTTTATGCTTATACAGACGCAATAATAAAGTATTCAAAAGAATATGACGGTATGATAGGTATAGATGCAGATAGTGTATTTTATAAACCAATAGATGAAGAATGGATTAAAAAACATATTCACCGTGATGATTGTATGATGACTTATTTAGGAAGAGGAGATCATTATAGTGAGTGTGGATTTTTATATTGGAATTTAAAACACGAATTTACCACACAATATGCTGTAACTATGCAACAGATGTATAATAAAGATTTAATCTATGATTTACAAGAACAACACGATAGTTACATATGGGATTATGTAAGAGTAAAATTTGAAAAAGATTATAATGTAAAAAATTTAAATATTGGAGATGGAAAGATCGGACACGTACAAGCAAGATCAATTTTAGGAACTGTATATGACCATACTAAAGGACCTAAAAGAAAGAAACTTGGTAAAAGTCCAGAGGTTAATTTATGAATGGATTAGAATTTCTTTATCACGTATTATTTGTAGAAGTTGATAGAGGACTATGGGGTATAATAATTCTCGGCGTTATTATAGCTTTAATAAGTGTGATAGCCGACTATGGTTATATTGAACAAAAGGATAAATTTTAATGATTAATATTTTTATAGGATATGATACTAAAGAAAAATCAGCGTTTAGTACATTATCATACAGTATATTAAAAAATAGTACACGTCCAGTAGCAATAACACCTATACATTTACCTAATATTAAAGATGATTTTGTTAGAGAAAGACTACCAAATCAATCTACTGATTTTGCTTTTAGTAGATTTATTATTCCACATTTAATGAATTATCAAGGTTGGGCATTGTTTATGGATTGTGATATGTTGATGAGAACTGACATATCAGAGCTATGGAGATTAAGAGACGACAAATATGCTGTACAAGTATGTAAACACGATTATGTTCCAAAAAGTGATAAAAAGTTTTTAGGACAAGTACAACAAGCATATCCAAAAAAGAATTGGTCTAGTTTTATGTTAATGAACTGTAATAAGTGTAAACAATTAACACCTAATTATGTGAATAGAGCAACAGGATTAGAACTTCATCAATTTAAATGGTTAGAGGGAGAACACTTAATAGGTGATCTTCCATTAGAATGGAATTGGTTAGTTGGTGAGTATGAATATAAAGATGATGCTAAGAATATACACTTTACAGAAGGTGGACCTTGGTTTAATGAATATAATACTTGCGACTATTCTTCAGAGTGGTATGATTATTACCATCAAAACGTAAAAATTAATTTACGATAATGTATGATAAGAAGATAATATTTGGGTTTGGAACTAGACCTGTCACAGATGTTATAGGAAGACAATTCGTTTCACATTTAGATCACAGCGTGTGGTTTGATGGTAGAAAGTATGTCGGTCAATTAGAAAAAACTATGTGGCCAGGTTTTAGACAAGACGCTTGGTTAAAAGAAAGAAATCCAATTGTTGTCACAGGAATATTACGTGGTACTGAAGAGTTAATTAAACTAGCCGAACAAAAGAAAATTAACTATTATTACTTTGACCATGCATATTTTTTTAGAGCTGATGAACATAGAAATAATCCATTAACAAATAATAGAAGTTATAGATTATGTATTAATAGCCAACATTTAAATTATATTTCAGAATTAGATAATCATACAAAACATAGAAAAGAAGTTGTTAAAAACTTATTAAGTAAGTTTAGATTAAATCCAGAACCTTGGCATTTAGGAACAAAAGGTTATATACTTCTTATTCCACCTAGTCAATTTGTATGTAATTTTTATAATTTAATAAGTCCAAATGTTTGGATTAGACAAATGAGAAAGAAGTTATTTAATGTTACAGATAGACCAATAGTAATTAGAACTAAAGGAGAGAGCATATCATTAAGTCAACAATTAAAAGAAGCTTATTGTGTTGTCTCTTTTCAATCTACTGTCGCCATAGAAGCTGTATTATCAGGAACACCATCTTTTTGTGACCCTATATCTTCTGCTGCGCCAGTATCAAAAACAAACATAGACGAAATCAATAGTCCATACTATCCAGACGACTTTAAAAGAAGACAATGGCGTGATAGTTTACTATATAATCAATTTACAATAGATGAAATTAAAATGGGTATCGCAAAAGATACAGTTGATAGATTACAAAAGAGGAACTGGATAAATGATAATAACGCATAAACTAGCTTGGGATAAATGTTTATCTCATCAAATATGGCCAGCGATAGAAAAAGGTTGGAAAGATGAAGATAAACCAATACACTTTTTTTGGGGTCTAGGTGGAAAAAATATACCAGAGATTAGACAATGTATTGAGAATAAAGAAGAGTATTGGTTTGTTGATGTAGGTTATCTTACACAGCAGATAACAAGGTATCCAGAACCTATTATACACGATTACGATAAAACATATTTTAGAATATGTAAAGGTGGAATACACACAAATAGAGGTAGTGTAGGACCAGGTGTAAGATTACAAAAATTAGAAAATCAAGGAATAGATGTAGAGTTTAAAGGTTGGGATACTGGTGATGAAAAAAGAAATCATATATTAATTTGTCCATCATCAGAAACTGTAACTTATCATATGTACGGTTTAACTCAACAACAATGGATAGATAAAGTTATAAAAGAATTAAAAGAATACACTACAAAAGAAATTGTAGTACGTAACAAACCTAGACCTGGAAATCAATGGTGGAATACAGATATTAAAGATGACTTAAAAGAGTGTCATTGTTTAGTAACAAATATGAGTTTATCTGCGATAGACGCTATATTAAATATGACACCTGTATTATGTGATGGCCGAAATATATGTGGTCCAGTTAGCTCAAAACATCCTAAATACATAGAGAAACCATTTAGACCAGGACGTAAGACTATAAACGAATGGTTAAAGTTTGTATCTGAAAATCAATTTACAATTAAAGAGATAGAAGATGGTACAGCTTATGATACTTTGAATACACAAAATGCTTGAACTAATAGAATATTATATATTAAAATGGAGACCTAAATTATGGTGGGTTAGAATGTCTATATTATTTTTTGTTGCGACTTTTATTCCGATTACACTATCTAGTTTATTAATGGCCAAAGGATTTACACCTACACAAGCTGGAGAAAGAACTTTTATTATTTGTATTCCTGTGGCAGCCTGGTTAATGCATAAAATAAATGAAAGGTGGCATTCAGATGAAGATTAGATACTATAAAGGTATCAATGGATACCGTTGGTTAGGTTTTCTTCTAGCAATGATAAGTGTTTCTATATTATCAAGTGCGAATATTGCTACACAATGGGTTGGATGGTCTTTTAGTGTTATTGCTTGTTCTATGTGGGTATATTTTGGTGTAAAAGACAAAGACTGGCCTAGAGCATTAATGGAATTGATGTATCTTATTTTAAGTATGAGAGCTGTTTATAATTGGCTATTGCATTGATTGATATGATAAATGTTGCGTGTGTATATTATGGAAACAAGTATAAAATAGAGTACGTACAAAAGTTATACTCTATGGTGAAGAGACATTTAACTTATCCTTTTAAGTTTTATTGTTTCACAGATCACGTAAAAATACATAAGATATTAAAAGAAGATATAATTTTTAGAAGATTTACTGAACAGGATTTACAAGGGTGGTGGAATAAATTACAATTATTTCATCCTTCAACACCACTTGAAGGAACCACCCTGTACCTGGATTTAGATGTTGTTATAATGAAACGAATTGATGAGTTTGTAGAGTATGGTGATAAGAATGAATTTTGTATAATAAGAGATTTTGGTCAACCAAAGGCTGTATATAATTCTAGTATAATGAGATTTAATCCTCAAGTACATAGTAATATAATATGGGATAATTGGTGTAAATCTAAACCTAGTTTAAAGAGACTAGCTGGAGATCAAAATGTTATTACTACAATATTTCAAAGAGAAGAGTATAAAGGTAAAGTAAATAACTTTCCAGATGAGTGGACACAATCATATAAATGGACACACAGATCAGACCCACTTACACAACCATCCAGAAGAACATACGAATTATTACCTAATAGTAAAATAGTGGTTTTCCACGGTAGTCCCAATCCACACGAATCAACTCAGGAATGGGTAATAAACAACTGGAAATAGAACAAAACAAGAACATTTAATCAAAAACCCTAGTAAAATCAACGAAAATTAGTCCTTGACTTTATAGTTAATCCTGATACTATAATAGTATATGAAAAACACTATGAACTATTTACAAATGCCACACCCAATGTCAATTGACCTTGGTAAAATAGATGTTGACAGAATCAAAAAAAAGTTGTATAATAATAATGTAAACTTTAAATCTGTTACTTATGACGGTTATTATACTACGATAATTACAGATAATGACCCAAGTAAAGTATTTGATTTGTTTTCATCAAAATTTAGTTGTTGCAATTATGATATAATAAAAGGTAATAGTTACTATAATTATTTTAGAAAGAAGAGGATATACATATGAGTAAAACAAAAGACTGGATAGTAGATACAGTAAACACAAAACTAGATGAGATTAAAGACAAATTAGTAAACAATGAAATGTCTTTAGATGACGCTGCTAGTAAGATTGAAAAAATAGATAATTTAGGTTTAGTTTGTGATAGTACAGATTATGACGAACTTGCTTACACATTAAAATATGGAGATTAATAACTTGAAACAAAAATTATATCATTTAGTTTACGGTAGAGAATACCAAGATTCAGAGGATAGATATGATGAATTTTTTTATATCTATAATACCATCTTTAGAAATGTACCAGCTAATCTAGTACCTACTTTAATGAATTATAAAGATAAAATTAAAAACTATTGTGATAAAAATTTCAAAGAAGACGCTACAAATTTTGTAGGTAACACAGTTGTAAGAATTTTAAGTAATAAAGAATATTATAGAACTTATGCAGACGCTTTTGGTGAAGTTGCTACAGGTGATAATTCTTTATTTAACGATTATGGTCAGTTATGGAATACAAGACAATTTTTTAAATACGATTTTAATCCAAAAATTATTCAGGATTACAAAACAAAAAGACAATATATTAATCAAATGAACTAAGGAGGACACTATGACAAATATAAGTGATGTAATGTATAATAAAGATGATGTAGGTAAAAACCTATACAGAAAGAAAACGTACTATACACTTGTTGTTGAACAAGATGTATTGGCAAATGATAAAGACGAGGCTGATAAGAAGTTTTTAGAATGTGGTATTGACCACGATAAAATAACTAAAAGTCTTACAGAAGAAAAAGATGGTGTAGAGACTTATATGGTTGACGCAAACTATACAGACTCAGATAATACAAAATATATGGGTAAAGTGAAATACGATACAGAAACCATAGACCAATCTTTTGACGATGCTGTTGAGAATGGTGATGTCTTTATAGATACTTATGCTGATGAAGATGAACCTCACCAGTTAACTAAAATTAAATTAGTTATGACACCAGAAGAAGAATATAAGAATGCTGGTGTTGTTATAGATAGTAATGGTAATGCTATAGGAATTGAGTCAATGTATGGTACAAAAGAAGAATCAGATGTTGATGTTGCTATTCAGTTACAAGCAGAAAATGAAAGAGGTAAGTAATATATGAAATATGGTGAAGATAGAATATTAGATGAAATAAAAGAATATATTGGTACTACATACGACCAACATTATTCTACTACAGAAGATGGTTTCCAAGTACAGGATATGTTAAGACAACTTGGCATAGACAAAAACTTTTGTCAAGCAAATGCTATAAAATATCTATGTAGATATGGTAAAAAAGACGGTCACAATAGAAAAGACTTATTAAAAGCTATTCATTATATTATTTTATTAATGTCAAGTGAAGATGAGGACTATGTAAAACAAATGGAAGAAGATGCTGATAATGCGTCTTTTCATTTTTTAAAATCTAAAATAATGAGGAAGAAATAGGAGTAAATTATGAATGATATGTTTAGTTTGATTTTATCAATTCTTATATTAGCATGGTTAATATATGCTTTATATTTAACTAATGACGCTAAAAAAATATGTGATAGGATGTTAGTTAGACTTTCAAAGATTAAGTATGGTTTAACTGATATTCAGAAAGACTTAAAAAATGTCAACTTACGTTCCAAAAATGGAAAAGACAATACGAAAGGATAAGTTTGGTCAGGACTATATGTCAGATCAACCTGAACCTAAAGGAGTAGATAAAGTGTTTACTACAACAAAAGAACACGTTGAATATCTACAACTAGAGATTGAAAATATGAGAAAAAAGGGGGGTATATAAGTATTAGATTCTTTGATTTCCACCCGCTAGCGTGTCGCTCAGCGGCGAAAAAATCAATAAAATCAACGTATTTTAGACTATTGACAAAAAATACTATTCCTGATATATTATTATTATTAACCGTGAAAAAAGGAGTATCATTATGATGTACACAAAAGAACTCGTATTCAGTGAGTTTAACGCAGAGAAAGAAAAAGACTTAAAATTGTCTAAAGAGACAGAAGTCTATACAAACAGAATCAAATATCTACAAGACTTAAAAGTGTCTATGATTAAGACACCTAAAATATTTGACCAATTCAATGTGACACCAGATCAATTACAAAATACAATTGATTGTTATATGTCACCAAATCCAACAGACGCATTCTATTTAAAAGTGTTTGGTAAAACATACGCAGAACAGAAAGCATATGAAGAAGAACAAGACCAAAAACCAAATGTTGATGAAAAAGAAAAAAACAGATATGCCATTAACTAAAAAAGAGTTATATCAAAGACGACTTGACCACTGGAAGTGGTTACTATCTAAAGGTATTAAAACTACCTTTGCCGAGGTTTGTAAGTTTAAAAAACCTAGTGTTAAATCAAAAGGCGAAATAGATTTAAGTCATCTTAAAGTAAAAAATTCTATACCTTTAAGTGATAGAATACCTGGCGCTTGTGTTAAAAGGGTATTACCCAAACCACAATTACCAGCAGGGAAAACTATCGGTATTGGTTACAACAAAGGTACATATCAAGTTGTAGATCAATCCGATTTCAAAACTATGGGAAGGAAAATATGAAGAAACTAATAATGGTTGCTATGGTTCTATTTTCTACTTCTGCTTTATCGGAAGAGACAAAAACTGTTACGGTAAAAGAGTTTGTAGATAATATAAAAGAAGTACCAACTAAAGTATCTACTTGGGCACAGAACGAGTGGACTGATATAAAAGAATATCAGAAAAAAGGTTGGGAAGAAGGTAAAGCACAAAACGCAAGAAATGTAGAAAAGATTAAATCATTTTTTGCTAATTTGAATAAAGGAAATTAATATGATAGGTGACTTTGTATGTACAAGTGCTAACGATGGTACACATTTGTTTAGACCTGTTACTGCTAGAGCAGAGACTTTTTGGAAAGACCAAGATTTTACTAAAAAGTTTGTGGTAGATAATACAGAAGACTATTATATTGTTAAAAGTGAAAACAGTGGAGTGATTTGTGATGCGATACGTAAAGCTGATATGGATTTTACTAGTTAGTTTATTACTAACAAATTGCGCTGCTAATAGAAGTCAGGTAGGCGCTGGATTTGGTGCGATAACCACTACGTCTACCTGTGTAGAATTTGGTGTTTCAGACCCATATCAAATTGCTGGTTGCGCATTGATAGGGGCTTTTGCTGGAGCAGAAGTAATGTATTCAAGTGACTATGATGTACACAATGCTGTGTTTGTAGATCACTTAAATAATGGACCTGTAGGTACGTCTTATACTAACTGGCATAATAAGAAGACTGGTAATAGTGGTATAATTCATACAACTAGATCATTTACTAAAGGTCCAATTAAATGTAAAGATTATGACGCAACGGTAGATATTACTAACAAGTGGCCTCTAATTGGTGTAGGCGCTGTAAATAGAAATACAATTTTTGGT